AGACGACTCTGCTCAGCACTGGCAACAGTGTTAGCGGGTCGCTCTGGGACACATTCGAACACGTCTCGTCGAAAACCGATCTGCAGCGTCTCGGGCCGTATCGCTTCGTCTTTGACGGAGCGCTCACGCCTATGGTCGACCGTACGGATTCGTACGGTAACATCTACGTGGCTACGACGCCTAGCAGTGCTCCCTCTGGCACCGCTGTGGGTGAGATTTGGATCTCATACGAAGTCGAGTTTCTGACGCCTGTCATGACTGGACTTTCGTCGTCGTTCACGCCGTCGTCAATCGGCCAGACCCTGTCACCCATCACCTCTTCCGCTGATGGTCTGATAGGCTTTGCTGCTCGTGTGACGGCGTTGACTGGTAACCCCCAAGCGTACATCGGTCCGCAGACGCTCGGTGTCCTCGCTGGTCCTCCCGCGATGAACCCGTCTCAGTGGCTTCTCGAAGATGGTACAGTCCTCGGCGCAGGCCGGATTGTGCTGCAGTTCGCAAAAGACTTCGTCGGCAAGATCATCGTCAAGTACGCGAACGACTTGGCTGGAGACGGTCCTGACCTCGCTTCGGCGGCGGTTGCGGCCGTTGCTCGCGATACTCTCGCGAGCGGCTTCTTCAGCTCGTCGTCCGCCTTCGGCGATGTCGATATCAACGGCAGTCGCTCGACCTCTGACAGCGCCTTTTCAGGCGCGAATTACACCGGAATCCTTGATCTCGATGCAAACATTCCCGCCGGTGGTGGTGTCGTGGTCGCAGTGCCCACCTTCTCGGCCACAACTGGCTTGAGCGGTACGTGCGAGCTCCTTCCTACGCCCAACAATCTCGCAGCATCTTTCACTGCGAATCTCAAGGCGCGCATTCAGAAGAAGAAGGCGAAGCTTACAGAGTGCGACTTTTCCATCGCTCTTCGTCGATTTGAGCCCAAACCGGCGACACAGGAATCCACGACAGCGGCTTCGGCCACCCCGTCGAAGGATGATGTGCTCACCGTTGATGAGCTCCGTCGTGCGCGAATGATTCTCGGCCTCGGCCCTGATGATCAACGCCCGACGGCAGACTCTGCTCTCGTCGCGAAGTACCTTTCGATGAAAGTCTAACGGGACGAAATGAGTGGCGACGTGAGTGGCAGCAGCACAGAGTGTGGTGGGAATCAAAAGCCCGGCGCACTGCCCAGAACTGCGAATTAAAGAAAACCTCGACGAGATATCCGCAACTCGTCCAGTAGATTACGCGGAGACCTTTCCACCTGGGTCTGAATAAATATAAAGTGGCACAACGGCGATTAATGCAAGTGGCAACACTTGCATTGTGCGACACGGCCGAAAATTTGTGAGAGAACACCCTGGGGCGGCATCCTCAGGGGATCGTG